CCAGAGTTGCGTAGATTCAAAGAGTTTTTGGATTCGATTGTAGTTTCTGCAAACAATCGTGCAAGTATTAAGCCAACGCGCAAAAAGCGTAAGGTGAAAGAGAAACCTGCAAGTGTTCTAGTTTCTAAACTGAACTACATGAAAGACTTTGCAGAACTTGGTTTGATAAGTGTTCCACCTGAGAAAGTGGTTGGTGCATTACAGTTATGGACATACAATACGAAGACAAAGTTACTTGGTGTCTACAATGCAGATAACGCAAAAGGCTTGTCCGTGAAAGGTAGCACATTGCAAAACTACAATGAACAAACATCTATCGGCAAACGTCTACGCAAGCCAGAGGCAACTATCAAAGAAGTGATGGAGGCTGGCAAAGTTAAAATTAAGAAGATTCTACCAGATTTGTCTACCAAAGAATCAAACTTGACAGGACGGCTGAATTCTGATACAATTATCCTCAGAATAGTTAATTAGGACATTGAAATGATTTTACTCGACTTGAATCAAGTCATGATTTCCAACCTCATGATGCAACCAGGAATCGCTAGTGGTGGCATCGATGAGAATTTAATTCGCCATATGGTACTCAATAGCATTCGCATGTACAATGTGAAGTTTAAAGCAGAGTATGGTGATCTTGTAATCTGTGCAGATGATAAGAAGTACTGGCGCAAAGATTTGTTTCCGTACTACAAAGCGGCGCGTAAAAAATCGCGTGAAGACTCTCCATACGATTGGAATCTAATTTTCGAAACTCTTAACAGAGTGCGTGATGAGATTCGTGAAAACTTTCCGTACAAGGTTATACAAATTGATAAGACTGAAGCCGATGATGTAATCGGTACAATCTGTATCAACTATGGTGTTGAATTGAGAAATTCACAAAGTGAAAAGATTCTGATTCTTTCTAGCGACAAAGACTTTATGCAATTGCAGAAGTTCGCCAACGTAGATCAGTACAGCCCTATGGCAAAAAAGTTTCTAAAAACGTCAGAGCCAATCAAATTTCTTAAAGAGCATATTCTCAAAGGCGATAGAGGTGACGGCATTCCTAACATTCTTTCTAGCGATGACACCTTTGTTACCGAAGCCCGTCAGAAGCCTGTAACTGAGAAAAAACTAAATACATGGGTAGCGCAGAAACCAGAAGATTTTTGCGATGCATCAATGTTGCGTAATTACCAGCGAAATGAAAGTCTAATTGACTTGTCAAAAGTACCTAGTGAATATACAGATAGAATTTTAACCGCTTATCGTAGCCCCAAAGAAGTGAAGGGTAAAGATAAAGTACTAAACTATTTCATCAAGAATCGTATGAAACAATTGATGGAACATATACAGGAATTTTAACATGCCGACTGACATTAGTAGAGCAACCATACCAGAGTTGCTTAAAATTGTAAATGATGTACCCACGAAAGATCGTGTGACACATTTGCGTGAGATTGCCAATTTGAAACCTGAATTGAAAACTATTCTCACATTTGTATACAATAGGGACATTCAATTTGATTTGCCTGAAGGAACACCACCTTACAAACAACTTGACATTCCAGACAATTGGGGTTATAATAGACTACATAAAGACTTGAAAAAGTTTGGGTACTTTGTAAAAGGCGCAAAGAATAACCTTACCAAGATTCGTAAAGAAAGAATTTTTATCGAAATGCTAGAAAGCATTTCTGCTGACGAAGCCAGATTAGCCATCATGATCAAAGATAAAAAATTGACAGGCTACAAAGGCATCACCCGCAAGGTAGTAGAAGACGCACTACCTGAGTTGTTCGTAGGAGAATCGCAGGCTTAACATGTCTAAGACAGATAAAAAGATTAAAGGGTTTCGACAATTTCTCGAAGAAGATGAACGCAAACCTAACCCAAAGAAAAAGTCTTTGAGAGAAGACAAAGGAAAGACTCATCAAAAGTTACAGCACAAGTTGCGTAGTCTTGATCCGAAGAGTCTTTCAGATGATAATTTTGATGAATTTGAAGATGAATGGAGTATGAAATGAAAAATGGTCTAGTTGCTTTTGTAGCACTCTTTGTTATAGTGTTTGCAATTTTATCGCCACTTGCATTTATTTGGTCTGTGAACACTTTGTTCGGACTAACAATTGCTTACGGGTTTTGGGAATGGTTAGCGGCACTTGTGCTAGTATCATTCGCGGCACCAAGAAATATTTCTTCATTCACGCAAAAATGATGCTCTGTATGCATATATACATACATGACAAATAAAATTTTTAGAGGAAGACTAATGCAGTTAATATCCCATCACAGTAGAAAACTAGATTGCACATATGCGTTGCCATTCGTAGGCTCACGCACACCTGCGATTTGGGAAAACTGCCGAGGGGGCACGGACTGACTACCAACTAAAAGTCAATCTAAACACAAGCCCCCTAGCCTAAAAAACTAGGGGGTTTTTGTTTGTGTTGTAAAAAACAACATCACTTGACAAGAGTAGTGTTGTTTGATAGAATAGAGTTTATCCGGCTGTGGTCTAATGGATAAGGCAACGCTCTTCTAAAGCGTCCGATGTGGGTTCGATTCCTGCCAGCCGGGCCAGTTGTAAAAATACAACAGAAAAAAGAGTGCTTGACAAGTCTTCGGATTTAGCATATACTTAGTTCTGTTGTGAGTGATTCAGATATTTCTGGATTACAGAAAAGTTCTTTAACAATTTGTATCAGGTATGCACCTATCGTCTAACGGTTAGGACGGCGCCCTTTCAAGGCGTAAACGGCGGGTTCGATTCCCCCTAGGTGTACCATATTAAAACGCATTGGGTTACCAAGCCAGTAGGTACCTTAGCAGAGAATTATTCCTAGTGACGGCTAGGCTCTGCTAAGACTACATGAAGCCTCCCGAGGGTGCTGGAACAACTTGGCAAGTAATGTGTGCGATAGACAAGTCCGTGGACGGCACGGTAGGGCAGGTTCAAAACTGTTATTTCTATCAAACATCCTAATGTGTTTTAATATGGTATTAGATTAGTTGACGTAAGCCATGGGTAATCGTAACACCTGAGTAACTGCGTACATAAACGGTAAGGTGGCCACTAATTCCGTTGAGCGTAGCAAATAGTGCGTCAACTAATCTAATACCATATGGAGTAATTGATGCTATGGCGTGTGCATCGGCGGACTGTAAATCCGTCCCCTTGTGGTAAACATTCTTGGTTCGACTCCAAGTTACTCCACCAAAAATTATGTGGGTGTGCGCTGAAAGGCTAGGCAACTGATTGCAAATCAGGACAATGCAGGTTCGATCCCTGTCACCCACTCCAGAGTCACACCATCAAGGTGTGCCAAACCAGCAATGCTGGCGTGTAAAGCGGTGCATCAACGATGTACTTTCGGTATCCGCGTAAGAGATACGGCTAAAGTTCGTAATGCCAAATATTCGGGGGATTGGTGCTAACGGGAACACATGTGCTTTGCAAGCATGAGTTAAGGGTTCGATTCCCTTATCCTCCACCAAATTTTTTACCGCCTTAGTAAAATGAATATTACACATCGCTACGAACGATGAAGTGGGAGTTTGATTCTCTCAGGCGGTACCAAGTAAGTCTCGCTGGTGTAATGGCAGCATGACGGTCTCCAAAACCGTTGGTTGGGGTTCGAGTCCCTAGCGGGGCGCCAGATTATTTGGGGGTATAACTTAGTGGTAAAGTAGTAGGCTTTTAACCTATTAACCGGAGTTCAATTCTCCGTGCCCCTACCAGATTGGTCTCAAAGTGTTCATGGACGCACATATGCCTGTCACGCATAAAGAAGGGGATCGTTACCCCTTGAGACCGCCAAATGACGCGGTGTATGGAAGTGGTCATCCGTTTGGTCTCATAAGCCAAGAATCGCAGGTTCGAATCCTGCCACCGCAACCAGTTTTAGGATACTTTCAGCAATCAAATAACTTTAATGGAAATAAAGCAAAAAGAGTATCCTGTTAGTTTTGTAAATGCTGTTTACAGCAACCGAGTTACAAGTTTAGGGTTGAGGCTCTAATATCGAAAGATAATTAGTTTACTAATACCGTGTTACAAGTGAAGGGTTGAGGCTCTTCTTTACAATTTTATTATTCCAGAGTAGCACAGCGGTAGTGCAGTTGACTGTTAATCAATTGGTCGTAGGTTCGATCCCTGCCTCTGGAGCCA